TAGCTGTCCCATGGTGCCGTAGCGTCGAGGCGTGTCCCCTGTAGCTTCTGGACTTCTTCTGGTGTAATTGTCATCAAGCCCTCCAGCTTGCAAAAACGTGTCTGCTCTAAAATAAAGGCCGCGACCCTTGGAATAAAGCAGTGCAGTCAACCGCCTGCGCGGGCTAAGTGACCGCAAGCATATATATGTTAATCCATACTCAGTAATCCACATCATATGGTTTTTCATATATATGAAAACTTTGCGCGGAGCCGAAGCCCCGCGTCTTTTACTCTGCCTGAACGTACAAAGCAACTAAACTTTCTGCTTCTGCCTGAGTAATGTTAGGTTTACCTAACAAAGAAAGTCCCTGTTTTGCCGCTGCAAGTTTTGCGGTTGCTTGCTGAGCCGCAGATACAACCGGCTCATACTGTGCAACCTTTTTATTAAAGTAGTTAGTTCCTTCACCGGCCATGCTATCTCCTAAAGAACTTCCTGTGATTATTTGCTTTGGTCTATGGCGCTTAAGGCTTGTAGGCACTTATCGACTATAAAACTATAATCACCAGAGCCGCATTCTATCCCGCCAAACGCTCTGATTTTTTCCATCGCAATCTGACTGTCTGTTTCCGACTTGCACAGTTCCAAAAACAACTCATCTGAATGTTCCTGAGAACTTTTCTGACCACTGCGCAAGCTTTTGTTAACATTGCGCAGTGCTCGATTGTGATGACGTAGAACTTCCATATTGTCTACGTCATCATTTTGTGTCATCATAATACCCTCCAGTATTAGAACGATTACGGTAATACGGTTACCGAAACCTCTGCGTAAATCTTGTCTTTCGGCAAGTTATACATTGGATTTCCTGATGCTGCCCCGGTTACACCAGACTCATTATCAAAAGTTGGGTATGATACTTCTACCACACTCCCGCCCGGATAAAGAGCAGTCAAAAGACCGTTTGCACTAACTGATACAATTGCTTCAGGTGTGCTTGAGGGGCTGTCTGTCCCTGTGCTAGTTGTCTTAAAATCATATACAACATATGTAAGTGAATACTCGCCTACAGCTACTTGCTGCGTAGCAGTCGCTGTTTGAGCCGACTCCGCTGCGCCATTCGCGTTTGCAAGGGTTAAAGTTGTAGTTCCGTTGTTATCCACACAAACAAATGTGCCATTATCTGCCGCAGTCCCGAAAGATGCAACCACGAAGGTTTCACCAATCAAACTGTGAGCAGCGGCAACAACTGTTCCTGTGTAAACTGTATTAGCACCAACAGCATTTGCAGCCGATGTTAAAGCGTATACATTACCTGCAATAACTTCCTGAGAAGTTGCAGTTGCTGTCTGCGCTGTAGCAGACGTAGCACTTGCATTCTCCAACGTGATTGTGGTAGAACCATTATTCGCTGTACAGATGAATGTTCCATTGTTTGCTGCGGCAACATAACCTGCAACAACGAATGTCTTCCCGACTAGGGCGTTAGCTCCTGCTACAATTGTTCCTGTATACACCGCAGTAGAACCACTAGAACTTGCAACAGATGTCAAAGCATATGCTGTGCCCGGCGTAAGTTCATTTCCACCGGCATCTTCAATGTTAGGACTAAGCTGGAATGTTTCTGGATAGGTTACTCCAGCATATGTAGCACCAGTCTTAGATAGAACAACATTGTTATATCCCGGAACTGAACTTCCACCTGCCAAGTTACCTACAACAGAGATTTTAGCCGCTACACCTAAACCTGTAGTTTGAGCCGGATATGACTCTTGTACGTTTCCCATTTTTTCTCCTATTTCATAATGTGGGAGAAATTTCTCTCTCCCACATAATTAGTTAGACTTAGCCTTAGCTAATTGCGCTTGCAGCGTCAATCTCACGGATTCTGATTGTTGTATCAGGACCAAGTGAAGTCGTGAAATGTACACGATAGCTAGTCCATCCGGGGATCAACCCTTCAGGATCAGCAACGCTAGGTGCAGCATTTTGTACTACGTTACACTTAATATTGCTCCACTCACCGTCGCCAAAGCCTGTGTCGCCCTGTGCTCCAAGCTTAATGCTAAAGATACCGTCACGTCCGAAGATGTAGGTACGAAGAGCAGTAAAGATTGATGCACCAGCGCCAGAATTGTAGCTAGGTGTGGTTGTAACTTGGTTAGTCTGGAAGAAACGAACACCAGTTGAAGGAAGTTCAATCATTTCTGTCAAATCAACAGAAATAAGGTCTTCCATACGTGCTAGACCAACTGGAGTGTGCTTCAAGATGTCGATAGGTGAGTTATTAGTAGCGTCAGCTAGAACATCGCCCAGAGCAAATGGGTGAATTACACCTACAAATGTCTTGCTTGCTTCGTCAAACGGACGAACTGAACGACCTGCAAGACTCTGCACAGCATTACGAATCTGATCAAGACTCAGTGCTGTAAATACGGTTGATGGTGATGCGCCTGCTGCAAGCTTTGTAAGAACGCTTGTATCAACCGCTGCCGCACCGTCAGCCGTTGCGCGAACAAGGCCGCTCAGCGATTCGCCAAGACGATATGCAAGTTCACGTGCTACGTTTTCTACAGTATTGTCGTGATATTGTTATTATCTTCTAACATCTCTGTTAGAGAATTCTCACAATCACTTGTGAGTCCAGACTGTATCTTTATTGACAATGGATGTTTAATCATAAAAAGTTTATCTTGAATTTTCTTCTTCCGTTCCTTTGAAACCCCCCTTAAAGCTTCAAGTACCAAAAGAAGTTGTTCATGCTTTATTGTAGAATACGGGAGTATTCTTAAAATAAACTTTTCCATTTGCTCTACAGGAACGCAAACTCTATACTCAGGTAACCTATCTGATTTTGCATTTTTTCTATATCCGCCAGTTACATTATTGGCATTAAATAAAATCTTTGCTGTTTCCAGAAGGCTTTTATTTGAATTAGCAATCCAAATAGTAGGACCGTGGTATACCGCTGCTGTTCCCTCTCCATCAAAAATCGCGGAGAAATAAGCATTTTGTAGATTAATTTTCCATTTAACAATATGGTTCGTGTCAGTCGTTACGGAACTTGAATTTGCAATTAAACATTCATTATACAAATTTTTTCTAATTTCTGGAACTGTCTCTCCTTCAAGTTCTAAAAATTGTATACATAAATTTACTTGATTCTTCTTAATTGCAACATAAGGATAAACTAATTTTAGAACTTTTAGTGCATGTTTAGAACCATCCGGTTTCCACGCATACACATTTTGTCTAACTTCAGTTTCCTTTCGTAGCATTCGGTATGTTCCACCAAAATGCTTAACTAAATATTTCATTAAAGGTAAATATGTATTATATACTGCCAAACTTACTCCATATGAAGTGTAATTTTCGTAAGTATATTCTTTACCTTTAACAACGTACGTTCTCTCTTTAGAAATATGTCTACTAATAGACACATCTCCTTCTGAGTCGAACAATCCTGCTAAATACGCCTTAGTTTTTTCTTTCATTCAAGTTTCCTCGGTATTGTCTGCTAAGCAGAGGTTCACCGATATAGAACCATTTAACGGCAACCGATTAATTAATCGCCGTAGCTAACGAAAGCGAGCTAAAGTTAGCGTAATCTGCATATTCGCCAATGGTGGCCGTTGTAGTCAAAACGTTTACTGAAATACCTGCCCCAACAGTTCCCTCAAGAGTCTGAGTTGTGTTAGCAGCCATAGGTACATACATAAAGAGTTCATATTGATTACCACTCTTTGTAGGCAAGTCCAAACGTTCGGAACATGCTACGAATGGTGTTTGTATTTGTGTTTAGGAATCCAACATCACTGTTGGCTCACTCTGCATGTCACCACGCAGATCGGACTCTATCTTAATCGTAGTAAAATTTCCTACAATTCCTGACGTATTAGTCTCTAGGGATTCAGAATGCGGTTGTGAAAAGTTGTTTAATTGCAGCATTCTGTCTTTCCTCGGTATTGTCTGCCATAATGTGTCCATTATAGCACGGTTCCACCGATATAGTCAAGTTTTAGAAGACCCAAATTTTAAGCCTTCAGATTCTCGCGGAACTTTTTATCATAATACTTGACCGTTGACTGAGGCAGATTTGACTGTCCATTACTTGATGGTGAATAACTAGCCATTGTAATTTCCCTTAGTACAAAAAACTCCTAAAACTTCTCCTCCAAGAGTTACTAAGAATTTAAGTCCCTTGCGTCAGTTAATTGCTCCAGTAATCCGACTGTGCTTTCACTGCCTTTAGCCTAGACTTCGGCTTTAGTTCCCTCACGCTAATTTGGTGGCTCTACAGTAATCCACTGCGATACCAATGTATATGATACGCGATATAGAAAAAGCGTATCGTATACCAATTTATTGCTAAGCAGTTTTGTGCATGCATAGTGCATGTTTTCCCCTGCCATAAAAATTCTCGTCTACAGATTCAACCCTGTATCCAAGATCAAAATACAACCTTTGCGCCGGATTGTCCGATGCTACTTGAAGCCAGTACGCCGTACCATTACCCAGACTATCCCGCCAACTAAAACTCTTTTCAAACGTCTCTATAAGTTCTGTTGCTATACCCATTCCTCTATATAGTTCAAGAACAGAAACATTGTCGATGTATGGTATACCGTGTTTAACATGTCCAGAGATAAATCCTTGAATATATCCATTTTCTGCCACAGCAACCCACGTTTTATACTTCTTCAAATCCTCTAAAAGTTCTGAATCTGGTTCTGCATCTTTGAAACAAGCACGATTTATAGCGCAGACCGCGCAAGCATCCTTCTCCTGATACTCACGAATTGTCATATCCTACCTCTTTCTCGCTGCTGCTTCCAACTTGTCTACTTCTACACCAAAAGTCTTGTCAGTAAGAAGTCTACGCTTATACTCGTCACTTGGCATAGCTTGCACGGCTGCAAGTCCGGTAAAAACCTTCTTTTGACCGTCCTGAATAAATTCATAGGCGATCCCGCTTCCGGGAGCACGAACCACACCAACATCTGATGAGTTAGCCCTTGTCAACCCACTTGAAACCCTGATAGGAATCTCGGCTACTGGTAACAATTCATGGACAACTTCTACAACAGGTTCCACTACCGGAACGACCACTGGTTCTACTGCCACAGGAATCTCCTCAACGGCACCGCTCTCAATAAGCACGCCCTGTGCTCTCAGGGTGTCATATGCCTTCTGAAAATTCTCTTTAACTGGGGCAAGATCATACCGAAGCATCCATGCTATGATTGCTTCCTGATTTTCAGAGCATTTATAATAATCATGGTTTTCTGCAATGAAAGAATCAACTTCTATTCTTGCACGAAGTTTAATGTTATCTTGCTGTACTCCCTGTAAAGTTTCACCAATAACTTTAAGAGGCGCTCCTACTCCAGCTTCAATCAAAGTCTCTGTTGCTTCATACGCCGTGGTAGGGTCCAAAAGTTTATGAGCAATCTCATAACGCTCCTCATTGCTCAGTTCACGGGGCTTAAACTCAACCGCACCCGTAAAACGTTGGGCATCATCGGAAATAGGTTCATCCTCCAGAATGCCAAGACGATTGTTGCGCGTCTCTTTACGTAATTTACGAATAAGGAGGGTGTTCTGCTCTTGGAACTTCTCTACTAATTCTTCTTGTGTATGGTACTTGATTACTTGAAGCCCACCTATGGACCGTCCAGTTTCATCCTTGGGCTGATAAGTGTACCTCTGCTCTACCAAAGGCTCCTCTACAACCTCTACTACAGGCTGCTCTACTACAGGCTGCTCTACTACAATTTCATCTGCCATTAGATAAACGCCTCCCCAACGTCTTCTGCTGCAATTTCTCCCATGTCCAAAGATTCACCAGAATCAACTGGTTTGCTATTTTCCTTTACCGTGTCTCGATAATCAGTCACTTCCTGATTAAT